TGGATAAGGCGAACGGGCAGTTAATGGATATCCGGAAAGCGGATACAGAGCGAAGCGGGAAGCCAAGATAAGCGGGCAGTACGGGAGATAGAAGCGGAGAGGTTAAAGTTTAAGAATTAAAGTTGCGATGACTATGGCGTGGTCTGGATTGCCATTTCTCAACCACATATATGCTGCAAAAGCCAAAATACATTTCAGTAATATTTGATCTATCACGAGTAGTTCCTCCATAGGTTTCATTTAGCGGAGCAACGCTATTGTTGTCCTATTGTAGTGCCTAATACTTTAAATCGATGAGTTATGGGTTTTATGCGCTGCGTTGTCGCCGTCTCCCTGTGTTAACTATGACCCGTTTACCTTGCCCGGTGAGTGCACAGGGATAATCAAAAACAACGAATCCACGGTCAGCTACTACCGAGGTAGGCAGCAACGTCAGCTGCCGGAGCAGTATGGCGTGACAGCCGGAGAGACGGCGATATTCCGGTCATCATTTACGAGTGGTGACCGGAATATAAAACAGAGGTGTCTATGGCAAATCTCACAGACCTGAGCAACCAGCTCCGAACTCTGCGGAAGCAGATACCCTTTGCCACCGCTCAGGCTATGACGGCTGTTGTCAGAAAGATTGAAGACGCACAGAAAGTGGCAATGCAGCGCAATCTGGATAATCCGACACCATTCACGGTGAAAAGCGTTAAAAGCCGCGGCGCCAGAAAAAGCGACCTGAAAGCAAAAGTGTTCGTGATGAATACCGCTGCTGCATACCTTGAGCCGTTTGAAACCGGCGGGGTGCATAAACTCAACGGGTCTGCACTGCTGAACCCTAAAGACATCAAACTGAACAAATACGGCAATCTGCCACGTAATAAGCTTTCCAGCCTTAAGAGCAAAGAAAACACTTTCATCGGTGATATCAGTGGTGTTAATGGTGTGTGGCAACGGAAGAAAGCGAAGAAGGGCAAGAAAGGCCGGAAGCGCCTGCAGCGGTCACCTAACGGAACCCGCAGAGACAGGAAAAAACAACCAATGCCGAAACTGTTAATCCGGTTCGGTGATGCCCTGCCTGTTGAACCCGTACTCGGATATCAGGACAGAGCGATGAAGATGACACAGGCGCTGTTGCCGCAGGAGATTAACCGGGCAATAGCAGAGGCGATACGGACGGCGAGATGAATAATGAAAGTGACCGGAAAGTTGGCTGCTGAGCCGGACAATAAAGAAAATCATCCGATTTTTCAGTGGGGCAGGTGGCAGCGTCACCCATAGAATTTTTTGGGTCCTTCCTAATCCTTTGATATTACACGGGCATTGCGCGCCGCGTTCTGCGGCTAGCTGTGAAATTTTGATTTTGTGTCCCATGTCCCATGACAGCGGACAGATGCTTTTATTTCTGATTCAGTAAGTTACGTAAAAAATTTCTGAGTTTTGTGTCCCATGAAATGTGGGACATGCCCCGCGCAATGTCCCATGTGTCCCGATGTCCCACGTCAGCAGGAAAATGTCCCATGACCACGATGAATATTTCCGACTATGCGAAGCATGCGGATGTGAACCGCAAGACGATCACCCGCTGGATAAAGGCCGGAAAATATATCGTGATGGCCGGTGATGAAATTGATGTGGAGGCCAGCGACCGGAACCTGAAAAAGTACCGGGACAGCAAAGATCCGCGCACGAAGAATGCGGTGAAAAAATCCGATACTCCGGAGAAAAAACCGGCGAAAGAAAAAGGCGATTTTCAGCAGCGTGCAGAATCTGTTTATGCCGGACTGATTTCCGGTGAAATAGCCGTTCGTCCGCTGGAAGAATCCAGGGCCATCAAAGAGCACTATTTTGCTGAGCTGGCCCGTCTGGAGTACGAAAAGGAATCCGGACTGGTGCTGCCGTGGCAGGACATGATCGATAAAGTGGGTGAGGAGTATCACGCCATGCGCACCCGTCTGATTGCGATAGCCCCTGAACACGGTCCCCGCCTGCGGTCACTGGCACTGACTTCCTCTGATACAGAGTTTGTGGCCGCGCTGCAGGACATTATTCATGAGGCGATGGAGGAATTGAGCCTTGACCACAGTGAACAGGGGGGATAATGCATGGCAACAATTCACCCGTGCACTGAGTCAGAAACGCGCTGTCGTCAGACCTCCGGAAGCCTTATCGCTGAGCGAGTGGGCGAACAAATACGCGGTGCTGTCGAAAGAAAACGCCGCACAGACCGGCCGGTTCCGGTCATTTAAATATCAGGACGGCATTATGGATGCCTTTACCGATCCGTCGGTAACTCAGGTGTCCGTGATGAAATCTGCCCGTGTCGGGTATACCAAGATTCTCGACCATGCCGTTGCTTATTACCTGTCGCATGACCCGTCCCCGATCCTGGTGGTTCAGCCCCGAGTGGAGGATGCGGAGGACTACAGTAAGACCGAAATTGCGCCGATGCTGCGTGATACCCCGGCACTGAAAGCTATTGCCGGTGAGGCCAAAGCTAAAGACAGCGGCCAGACCATCCTCAAAAAGCAGTTTTCCAACGGAGCCAATTTAACGCTGGTGGGCGCAAACTCACCCGGCGGGTTTCGTCGTATCACCTGCCGGATCATCCTGTTTGATGAAGTGGACGGTTATCCGTCCGGCGGGGCCGGTTCGGAGGGTGACCAGATTGCTCTGGGTATCAAACGCTCGGAAACATTCTGGAACCGGAAAATCGGCCTCGGCTCAACGCCGACCGTAAAGAACATCAGTCGTATCGAGAAAGCCTACAACGAAAGTGATCAGCGGCACTACTGGGTACCGTGTCCGCACTGCGGTGAGTTTCAGATTCTGGAATGGGGCGGACCCGATACGCCGTACGGTATGAAGTGGGATAAAGACAAAGACGGTAACGGGTTGCCGGATACCGCGTATTACGTCTGCCGCCATAACGGGTGTGTCATTCACGACAGCGACAAACCGCTGATGATTAAAAACGGGGAATGGCGCGCTGAAAAGCCGTTTACCGGTCACGCCGGATTTCATATCTGGGCGGCGTACAGTCTGTTCCCGAACGCGTCCTGGCCGAATCTGGTGAAAGAATGGCTGCGGGTGAAAGACGACCCGCTGATGCGGCAGACCTTTATCAATCTGGTGCTCGGTGAGCCATACGAAGACAGGGGAGAAAAAGCCCTGAGCGAACAAAAACTACTGGAGCGCTGCGAAGTATGGGCAGCGGAAGTGCCGGACGGTGTCACGCTGCTGACGGCCGGTATCGATACACAGGATGATCGCTTTGAGATTGAGGTGGTCGGCTGGGGCCGCAGTGAGGAAAGCTGGTCAGTTGCTCACGATGTGATTGAGGGGGATCTGGAAACACCGGAGCCGTGGGAGCGCCTCGATGCGTACCTGAAACAAATCTGGCGGCGTGCTGATGGTCGCGGGTTTGCCATCATGGCGGCCTGCATGGACTCCGGCGGACATCACACCCAGGCCGTTTATGATTTCTGTAAAGCGCGTCTCGGTCGCAGGATTTGGGCTGTCAAAGGCGAATCCGCCCGTGGCGGCAAACGCTCACCGATATGGCCGACAAAACGCATTACATCCCGTTCGAAAGCCGGATTTAAACCGGTAATTATCGGTGTGAACGCGGCCAAAGATGCGGTGCGCGGTCGTCTGCATCTGGAACCGCCGGCAGCAGGCGAACCGGCACCGGCGTATATGCACTTCCCGGTTGATCGTGATTTGCAGTATTTCGGTCAGTTGCTGGCAGAGCGATCGGTGATAAAAGTCTCCGGCGGTCAGCGGTACCGGGTCTGGGAGCAGATACCGGGGCGGGCTAATGAAGCACTGGACTGCCGCGTGTACAGCTATGCCGCGCTGTGCGGCCTGATGTATATGGGGCTGAAACTTAATGCGCTGGCTGACGCTGTCGCCGGTAATCCGGAACGGCTTATTGCACCGGCAGAAAATCCGGAAACCAAAGTTAACCTTCGCTTCCCGGGGGCCATCATCCCGGAGGAAACCAACGAAAAGCCTCAGCGGAAGCGGATATCCCAGCTTTTGCCATAAGGAGTGTCAATGTCACGAATTACCACGCTGCTTACCGGCATGAGTGATACGCAGTTAAAACAGGCGCTTATTCAGGCGCAGCAGGCCTATATCGACCTGTCAACCGGTGCCAAAGGCGTTTCATTTTCCTATACACAGGGTGACGGAACGCGGTCGGTGTCCTATCAGCAGACCAGTCTGGGTGATTTGCTGGCACTGATCCAGACAATACAGGCCATGCTGGGGATCTCCCGCAGGCGTCCAATCAGGGTGAGGTACTGATGAGTGTACAAATCTTAGGAGCGGACGGGCGCCCGCTGCCTCCGGCTGCCCCGAAAATGAAATACGGGGCATTGTCCGGCAGTGGACGGGTGCCGTATGACGCGGCGGATTCATTCAGTGATCAGATGGCGAACTGGCAGCCAGCGCTGTGGTCGCCGGATAATGAAATAAATATCTACCGTGACCGCATTGTGTCACGTATGCGTGATCTGGCACGGAATGACGGCTGGGCATCCGGCTCAATAACCCGTGTCCTGGATAATGCGGTGGGTGCCTGTTACCGGCCGGTATTCAAACCCGATTACCGGATGCTCAGGCAACTGACCGGCAATAAGGCATTTGATGCGGTGTGGGCAGCTGAATACAGCCGGTTTATTACGGCGCACTGGCGCTCATGGGCAAATGACAAGGGCCGGTACTGTGATGTTGAGCGTAAACAGACCGTATCGCAGATGCTGCGGCTGGCTTTCCGTCACAAGTTGCTGGACGGTGACGCGCTGGCGGTTCTGCAATACCGTCCTGACCGGCTGGGTTACGGTAAAGCCCGTTATGCGACGACGGTTCAGATTGTTGATCCCGACCGCCTGAGTAACCCGCAGCAGAATTTTGATATGCCGAATATACGCGGCGGGGTGGAGATTGACAGCGACGGTGCCCCGATCGCCTATCACATCCGTGAAGCCCATATGGGCGACTGGTTGGCCGGTAAGAAAACCATGACCTGGAATCGCATTCAGCGCGAAACGTCATGGGGTCGTCCGGTTGTGGTGCATGATTTTGATATGGAGCGCGGTGCTCAGCACCGGGGGATCGGTATTCTGGCCCCTATCGTTCAGAAGCTGAAAATGCTGATTAAGTACGATGAATCAGAACTGGAGGCGGCAATCCTCAATGCCATTTTCGGGGCGTATATCGAATCTCCGTATGATGCACAGATGGTGGCTTCCGCCCTGGGGGATACCGGCGATTTTACCGGTGATGAACTCAGTGCCTACCAGACACAGCGGACAGAATACTATCAGGATAAGCGACTCAATCTTCAGAACGGCGCACGTATCCCGCACCTGTTCCCGAATGAAAAAATAGTCACACTGTCCGCTGCCCGGCCGACCAGTAACTTTGACGGTTTTGAGAGTGCGGTGCTGCGGAATATCTCTGCGGCCACCGGTCTGTCAGCCCAGCAGGTCACACAGGACTGGTCTGATGTTAACTATTCCTCAGCCCGTGCCGCCATGCTGGAAGCCTGGAAAACCCTGACCCGCCGCCGTGATGACTTCTCAAACGGCTTCGCACAACCGATAGCGGTGGCCTTTGCCGAAGAAATCCACGATGTGGAAGATGTTCCGTTACCGAATGGTGCCCCGGACTTTATGGACGCATCAGCATCCTACTGCCGCGCGCGGTGGATGGGGCCGGGTCGCGGCTGGGTGGATCCGGTCGCAGAGAAAAAAGGGGCCATTCTCAGTATGGAGGCCGGTTTATCCACACTGGAAATGGAAGTGGCTGAAAACATGGGTGAGGACTGGGAAGAACAGGTCGATCAGCGGGCTTATGAAATCCAGCGGTTTAAAGAACTTAATCTGCCGCCGCCAAGTTGGGCGCTGGCCGATGACTTTGCACCAAACCCGGAAAATAAACAGGAGGCGAAGTGAATTTACCCCACCTGGCACAGAAGCTGTTTAACACGCCTCTTGCCATACACCCGCAGAAAGCGGAAGTGATTGTGTCATCACTGACAGAGCGGCTCGGTATCACGCAGATCCGCAGTGCCATGATGGAAGACGATGACGAATATTTCAGCCGTAAAGCCCGAAAAGACAGCGGGTATGACGTGCTGGAGGGCATCGCGGTTATCCCGGTCTACGGCACACTGGTTCAGAAACTCGGCACACTGCGGCCGTACAGCGGCATGACCGGTTATGACGGCATCCGCCGGGTCTTCCTGACCGCCGTTAACGATCCGGAAGTGAAGGGTATCTGTCTGGATATCGACTCCCCCGGCGGTGAAGTGGCCGGTTGTTTTGACCTGGTTGATTTGATTTATGCCGAACGCGGCAAAAAGCCCATTCACGCCATTCTGTCCGAAAATGCCTTTTCCGCTGCTTATGCCATTGCCAGCGCCGCGGACAAAATTTACGTCCCGCGTACCGGCGGTGTCGGTTCGGTCGGGGTGATCGTCATTCACTGCGACTGGTCACAGCACATCAAGGATGACGGGCTGAAAGTGTCCATTATCACCTACGGGAACCGCAAAGCGGAAAGTAATCCGTATGTGGCGCTGAGTGATGAGGCGAAAGCCGCCATTCAGCACGATGTCGATGAAATGGGGCGTCTGTTTGTGAGCACTGTTTCCCGTAACCGCGGACTGTCTGAGACAGTGATCCGCAATACACAGGCCGCCTGTTATCTGGCAGCCGAGGGCGTACAGATGGGTCTGGCTGATGTGGTTGCCAGTCCTGATGTCGCATTTCAGGAACTGATGAAAGAATCCGGAGTAATTTAACTATGGCAGACAATAAGTTTACTTTTGCACACCTTATCGGCCTTGGTAAAAAAGCCAGAGCCTCGGAAGAGGATGAAGATAAAAAAGTGCGCAAAGCCAAAGGCCGCAAAGCGGAAGAGGACGAGCGCGACGAAGATGCGGAAGACGATGAAGATCGTGAAGGCGCAGAAGATCAGGACGACGAAAAACAAGGCCGCAAGGCTAAGAAAGCCAAAAAAGCCGGAGGCGACGATGATGATCCTGACGCCGAAGATGATGAAGACGCGGAAGGTGATGACGAAGACGCCGAAGACGACGATGAAAATAAAGATGTGAAAAAAGGCCGCCGCGCTGAACGCAAACGCTGTGCCCGCATCTTTGGCAGCAAGGCTGCCGCCGGTCGTCCGGATATGGCTGCACATCTGGCATTCAATACCCGCATGTCTTCATCTGAAGCGATCAGCACCCTGAAAGCAATGGGTGCGGTACAGCCCGCAACACAGCGCGCATCGCTCGACAGCCGCATGCGGGCAGAGCAGCAGGTACGCATCAGTCCGGATGCTCAGGCACCGGCAGCGGGTACCACCGACGCGCTGGTTCATCAGATGACCAGTCTTTATAACAGCAACAAGGGAGCGAAATAATGGAACAGTTCTCACAAAACCCGTTTCAGCCGGGAGTGCGTCAGGCGGTATTTAATCCGGATCAGCTGATCTCCGGTCCGCTTCAGGTTGTTACCGATACCGGCATTATTGCCAAAGCCGGTATTCTGAAGCGCGGCACCATCCTCGGTATGGTCACCGCCTCCGGGGAATACGTGATCAGCAAAAAAGATGCAACAGACGGCAGTGAAAAGCCGAGTGCAATTTTGGTTGATGATGTCGATACCACGACTGATGCTGTGAGCGGTGGCCTGTATCTGATGGGTGAATTTAACCAGAACCGCATTATCCATGATGACACCTGGACCGCAGCCGATCTTAAAGCAGCAATGCGCCCGTTCTCTATCTTCCTGCGCGACAGCGTACAAGCCTGATCTTCCCTTTAATACAGACGTCCTGATGCCGGTCACGGCAGGCGTCGTGACGTCTTTTATACGAGAAAAAGCATGAATATTTTTGATACTAATGTATTAATCCAGGTTGTTCCGAATCTGATGACCAGTCAGAACTGGCTGCTGGATAAGTTTTTCCCGAATATCGTGGAATCCGATACTGAAGAAGTTTCCATTGATGTTGACGTCGGTCTGCGCCGTCTGGCTCCGTTCGTTTCGCCGCTGGTGGAAGGTAAGCTGGTGGAAGCGCGTAAGTTCCAGACCAACAGCTTTAAACCGGCGTACATCAAAGACAAACGTGCACCGGATCTGCGCAAACCCATCCGCCGTCAGATTGGTGAGCGCATCGGCGGTCAGTATTCTGCCGCTGAACGTGAAATGCTGAACCTGCAGTTCGAGCTGACTGACCAGATTGACATGATCAACCGCCGTCTGGAATGGATGGCGGCCAGCGCACTCCAGACCGGTACGGTGACAGTAACCGGTGAAGGTTATGAAACTCAGGTTGTGGATTTCGGGCGTTCGTCCGATCTGACTATTGCCCTGAGCGGTGCCGATAAATGGCCGGAAACCGTGGAAGCAGGAAAAACCAACACCAAACCGGCTGATAACATCGAAGACTGGGCACAGCGCATGCTGAAGGAGTCCGGTGCGGTGGCGACCGATATCGTGTTTACCACCAAATCGTGGAAAGCTTTCCGTCTGGACACATCGGTTAAGGATAGCGCCATTACCTTCCCTGCGCTTTCTCCGTTCGGTAACCAGATTAACCCCGGTACGCAAATCAAAACAGGTGCTGTATACAAAGGCCGCTGGGGCAATTATGACCTGTGGGTATACAACGACTGGTTTATTGATCCGCTGGACGGTAAAGAAAAACCGATGATTGCTGACGGCTCGGTGATTATGTCCGGCGCTGACCTGATGGGGACCCGTGCATTTGGTGCCATTATCGACCCGGCATTCAATTACGGCCCGATGGCCTATGCGCCGAAGTCCTGGCTGCAGCACGATCCGGCGCAGCGTTTTATTATGGTTCAGTCTGCGCCGCTGGTCATCCCGAGCCGTGTTAACGCATCACTGTGTGCCGTTGTGGTTTAACAGGGGGGATTTGATGGCGAATAAAAAAAATACGCCGGAGAAACCACAGGAGCCGGGCGGCCTGCCGCCCGAGCTGATGGTTCCCGGTCAGGTTAATCCGGTGAAGGATCCGGAGACTGCCGGCAGTGAACCGGTAACCGAAACCGTATCAGCGCAGAATTTCACTCCGGAATCTGACCCGGAAGCCGATGGTGTGTATGTGGTGGTCAAAGGCCGCAGTGTGCAGCATGACGGTGAGTTTTACCGGGAAAACCAGCAAATCACGCTGGATGATTCTGATGCTGTCCGCCTGATTGATCTGGGCGTGGTGATGTCTCTGGAGGCAGTGCGGGAAAAACTGGCGAAAGCCAACCCGCCCGGCACTGTAACCGTCAATGGGCGTTGACTGGGATAAACACCTGCTGGGGCCGCTGCATAACGTCTTTGCGGAAAAGGCGCGCTGGGAACCGGTGAAAAGTGCCAAAGGTGCCGAATTTTACGACATCGACGGCATTTTTGACCGGGCCTATTTCCAGAACTACGAAAGCACTGACGGTGAAAGCGGTATCAATACCACCCGTCCCATCCTCGGTGTGCGCGATGTTATTTTTACTGTGCCGCCGGCGAAAGGGGATCGGGTATTTCTCTACAGCGTCAGCACCCTGTTTGTGGTATCCGATGTACAGCCGGACAGCCACGGCGGGACGCATCTGATCCTGAATAAGGTGAAATAATGAATGCCGCCATAGTTCGCGAGCTGGTTGTTGCTGCCCTGAAGGGGAAAACCAACGCGGAAGACCGCGTGTATTCCCCGCAGGACTGGCCGACCACCAATGCGGAATACCCCTGCATTATCGTGCAGACCCCGTTTGATGAAAAACACTCACTCGGCCGTAATGTTCCGCAGTTCAACACCGTAACCACGGTCCGCGTCACCGGCCGCCTGGAAGAGTTCGATGAGGAAGACCTGAACGGCGCCATAAAAGCAGAGCTGGCACTGGAAGCCCTGCGGGAACAGATTGAACGGGCGGTAATTAACAGTTATGAGCTGACCCGGCAAATACAGCAGTTCCTGAATATCCGCTCTCAGATAAACATCAGTGCCGCCGGTGAAGGTCATATGGCGCAATTGCTGATGGATCTGGATATCGAATATTACCAGGGGCCGGAGGAGTTTTACCCGGTTGACGCGGATCCGCTTACCGGTATCGATATCAGTGTTCAGATGCCTGACGGCAGTCCGGAACATCACGTCTCCATCGACCTGACTAATCAGGAGTAACCATGTTTGTAAAACCTGTAAAAGGCCGCAGCGTCCGCTGTCCGGTCAAAGGGGAGCTTTTGCCTGAATCCGGGCAGGACGTCCCTGATAATGTTTTCTGGCGCACCCGTCTGAATCAGGGGGATGTCGTGCCGGGTAATCCTCAGAAAGTGAAGGAGCAAAAAGCATGACAGTGCCATTTGCCACTATTCCGCAGAATTTGCGGACCCCGCTGTTTTTCGTTGAGTTTGATAACTCAATGGCCAACACTGCAACCGCCACGCAGCGCACGTTGTTAATCGGCCAGATGCTGGACGGTGCAGCGGGTAAAGACAGTATTCCTGAACGCATCACATCAGGGACGCAGGCCGCAGAGCGTTTCGGTCGCGGATCCATGCTGCACACAGAGGCTGATGCGTATTTCCGCAATGATACAGCCGGTGAGGTGTGGGTGTTACCGCTGGCAGATACTGAATCGCAGACAGCCGCCGCCGGTAAACTGAAAATTACCAGTGCCGCTAATGATACCGGTGTTATTTCACTGTATATCGCGGGTATCCGTGTTCAGATGGCCGTTGTGGCTACGGACACAGCGGAAGCTATCGCAACCGGACTGACTAAAGTGATTAACCGCAATGCGAACCTGCCGGTAACGGCAGCAGCAGAGGCGGATACGGTTACTCTGACGGCCAAAAACAAAGGCGCTCACGGTAACGGGATTGATATCCGGCTGAACTACCTCGGGCTGACCGGGGGCGAGTCGACACCGTCCGGTTTTGAAATGACCATCACGGCGATGTCCGGCGGTAACGGCGCTCCGGATCTGCTTAATGGTCTGGCGAATCTGAAAGACCGATCCTTTGATTTTATAGTGAACCCGTATACCGATACGGCGTCTCTCGATGTGGTGAAAACCTTTCTGGCAGACCGCTGGGCGTGGGACAAACAGTTATACGGCCACAGCTACGGGGTGATCACCGGCACTTATGGCCAGCTGGCTGATCTTGGTGAAAAGCGTAACGACCAGCATGCCTCCCTGCTCGGGGTCAACGGTTCACCCTCACCGGATCATCAGTGGAGCGCGGCATATACCGGTGCCATTGCCCAGAGCCTGCGTAACGACCCGGGCCGCCCGTTACAGACGCTGGTTATCAGTGGCGTACTGCCGCCGGACGACACGAAGATTCTGGAACTGACTGAGCGCAACAACCTGCTGCACAGTGGTATCTCCACATTTACCGTGGATGATGACGGTACTGTCCGGGTTGAGAATATCATCACGACCTACCAGAAAAATGCCTACGGCGATAATGACGACAGTTACCTTCAGGTGGAAACGCTGTATCTGCTGATGTTTGTCTCCCGCTATCTGCGCACCCAGGTGACCAGTAAATTCGGACGTATGAAACTGGCAGATGACGGGACCCGCTTCGCACCGGGGTCTGCAATCGTCACGCCGAATATCATCCGGGCAGAACTGATCGCGCAATATGGCTTCCTGGAATTTAACGGTCATGTGCAGGATGCGAAAGGCTTTGCCGCCGGTCTGAAAGTCGAGCGCAACAGTCAGAATCCGAACCGTGTTGATGTCCTGTGGACCGGCACTCTTATTAACCAACTGCGTGTGTTTGCGCTGCTTAACCAGTTCCGCCTGATGCCGGGCAACTAAGGAGAAAACATGGGCGATACATCTAACCGTCTGGCGGGAACGGCTCACGTCTCCGTCAACGGCATGTCAATTATGGTGGCGGCGGACTTTAAATACAGTCCGTCCACGGTCACCCGCGAAACCCTGACCGGTATGGACTTTGTCCACGGTTACAAAGAAAAGCCGGTTGCCGGTTTTATCGCGATGCGCGTCCGTGATTCCGGCGGTACCACCGTGGCGGATTTTAACGGCATGACCAATGTGAACGTGGTGGCTGAACTGGCGAACGGCAAAACCATCATCGGTCAGGGGCTCTGGGTTGTTCAGACTCAGGAAGTAAACAGTGAAGACGCCGTGTTTGACGTGCGTTTTGAAGGTCGTTCGGTAACGGAGAACTAATTGTGGAAACAACAAAAACTATCACGCTGAGTAAACCGCTGGAATCCAATGACGGCAAAGTCCGCTATGAGGAAGTTAACCTGCGAGAGCCGTGCCTTATCGAAGTAGAGCAGTTTTATGATGTGCAGAATAAGGCCAGCAACTCGCTTCCCGGTATGCGCCGGCTGATTTCCCTGGTCAGTGAAATCCCGGAAACAGAACTGAAAAAAATGGCGATCACTGACTTCAAACAGTGCCGTGATTTTCTTACCCCTTTTTTGGCATAAATGCTCTCCGGTCATGGCAGCGGCTGGCGGCAAAGGTGACCTGGTTTTACCGGTGGGGGCCGCGTGATGCGTGGCTCCTGTCAAAAAGCCGTCTGCACTGGTGGGTAGAGCAGTCCGAAGAGATTAAAAGCGGAGATTAGTTATGGCGGGTAATGCCTTTGATTTTGAACTGAATGCGGATGACCGCGCAAGCGGTCAGATTACGGTTCTTGAAGAAAAAATCCGTAGTCTGAATCCGGCACTGGATGAGGCTCGGGATAAACTGAAACTCGGCGGTGATGAATCAGTGACCGGGCTGCGCGGTATCGGTGATTTACTCCGTGATGTATCCGAGGAGGCGAAATCCGGCGTTCAGAGTATCGGGGACATGATCCCGCCGCTGAAAAACTTTGGTGCACTGGCCGGGAAGCTGACTAGTATTGGTGGTATCGGTGCAATTATCGCCGGTGGCGGCAAGCTGATTACGGGGATGGCGGAGGAAGGTAAAAATATCACTACATCAGCCGCCAATACTGGTATGACAGTTGAAGAAAGCACACGTCTTAGCGGTACATTGCAGCAGAAAGGCGTCAGTAAGGATGACGCCCGAAATCAGATGGAGGGGTATTACGAAAAGCTCAGTCAGGCGGTAATTGGTAAAGATGATCAGTTGCTGGCGTCAATCCGAAGCATCGGTGCTGATGTTGTCCGCAGGCCTGATGGTAGTGCGGATGTGACAAACACACTGCTCAGTATTGAAAAGGCGATTAAAACACTGCCGGAGCACCGTAACTGGGAATTGCGTGACAACCTGAAACTGACACCCGATATGATTGCATTGCTGCGCGAGGGGGATTTACAGGGGAGACTCAATAAATCGGATAAATTCGGCCTGACCATGGATGGGGAGTTCGCTGAAAAAATGACCGAGGTGGATACTCAGTTAAGCGAAGCTGGTGCTAAATTGACCGGGAAAATGAATCAGATACAGAAGTCGCTTTATGAGTTTATTGATTCACCCAGCATAATCCCTGACTTCGGTGATCTTGATGGCGCCATGAAAAATATCCGTGAATCCGAGCTGCGTATAAATGATACGGAAGATAACTTTTATCATGGTGATAAGCGTCAGGATATTATTCGTTGGGCTGCTAAAGACAAGGAGTACAGGGATTCACTAAGTTGGTTTGAGGACTTGCGGATGACTGCCCTCGACCCGGACGACAAAATGTATACTGATATCTATAACAAATGGAGTGATAAATGGGAGGAACAGAGGGAACGAGCCGAAGCCGGTAAAAACAAGCCAGCATTAAATAGTAAGGTGCCTGATAACTGGGTGCAGGATGAGCAATATAATCCAAACCGGCGCGGATTGAGAAATAACAACCCTGGCAACCTGATCGCTGCACCAAACAGCACGGGGTATGATTACGGTAACGACCATCGGTACGTCAAATTCGGGTCATCCAGAGACGGAATAGCAGCAATGTCACGCCAGCTAATGCTTGATGCTGAAGATGGGCTGAATACTTTCGACGGACTCCTGAAGAAGTACGCACCAGCTAAGGCAAAAAATAACACTCAGGGATACATAGATCGGGTATCAAAAGGCACTGGATTTGGTCCGCATGAGCCGCTTAATATGCATGATCCTAATGTACTGGCTAAGGTCATTCCTCATATGATTAAGGTCGAAAACATCGAGCAGCCGTACAGCTACCAGGAGGTAATGGATGGCATAATGGATTCAATTATGGATGATCGCTGGAAAGGGCTTCGTAACCCCGATAGGGTCAGAGAACAGCGTGACATGATAGCCATGCAGCAGACTCAACAACAAGAGACTGCATCAGCAGCGACCGACTTTAAAATAGACAGAGACCCAACTCAGGCGTTACTGGCTTTCACTGAGCAGTTATCCCAAGTGCTTCAGGAGAATAAATCTGGCGGTACACTGGAAATTGTCCTGACTAACGCGGAAACCGGAACAAAAAGCACCGTAAACGTGAAACCGAAAGGTAGGGTGACAACTGCGATGAACATGCCGTAGCGGTTGTAACCGAGGGAAATGGTGCCATGTTTGTCCAAAAAAGACAAAAACAAGTAACCAAATTTAGGTATTGATGGTTAAATAAGATATAGGGTATTAACTGCTGGGTATTGATATGAATGATTCATCCAAAATCATGTTTTTTTATACAGTATTTGATCGTGAACAATTCAATATTAGGGAGGGGGCATTGCCACCACCCAGCCCGACTTACAATTTACCCAAAGGTGGAGTGATCACCGTTGGTTTTTCTTTTGGTGTCATGTTGTCTATTGATAACAATTATCATACCGTAATTTTCATTGCCGATGATAGTGGAAACCAGCTATCAAGCACGGAAGATCAACGTATTGCTGTTGATGGATACAATATATCTTCGGAAATTAAAGAATACGAGAAAGAAGTGATAGCTTTGGCAAAAATGGATGTTGATACTAATATTTTGAAATCAGGGCGACACAAAGCAACTATAGAGCTGCGGGAAGGGCTTACACCAAATGAAGGGGATGATGTTGCCAGAGAAGTCATCCATACATTGGATACATATTTTTACATAAATATGGAGAACCAATAGATGGGACCCAGTAATATTAGTTTTGCTGATTTTAAAAATAAAGGTTCCAGAGAAAAAATTAAAGATGGAAAAAATAACTCTGGAGGGGGAGGCGGAGATATGGAATCACGAGTAGCTCGGCTGGAGTCTGATGTCAGCCATATCAGAACCGACATTTCAGATATAAAATTTGATATCAGAAAACTGTCCTCAGATAACGCTGATCTTAAAGCAAACATGTTAGTCCTGATACAAAAAATAGATGGACTCACTGATGCAACATCTGACATAAAAAGAATGGTTATCGGCCAACCATCATCTGAAGAAACCAATGGTAAATTTGATTTAATCAACAGTACATTAGCCGAGATGACGGACAAGGTATCTAAGCGCCCATCAGAAGATAAGTTGAATGTAAAATTCACCGAAATGAGCAGCGAAATAAAACTGCTTACTGAAAAAACTGAAGGTAAATTAAAAGATATCAGGCTTAATATTATTTTGTGGATTCTCGGGCTGCCATCCGTGATCTTTGGGGTATATAAATTATACCAGGCATTAAACGCTTCGGCATAAAGACCCGCTCCGGCGGGTTTTTTGTTGGTTTAGCTTTACGTCCGACATTCTCCCGCCAAGGGGTTATCATCTAGTACATTCGATTAAAGTCATCGTCGTTTCTGTCGAGAAAGCATTCGGTGCGCTCAGATTGGTTTTTTATCCGGTTGCATTTTCTGGATACATTAGCGTTCTTATCATGCATGGTTCTGACCTCTGCCTTTTCTGCCGGAGTTAATTCCCAATAATTTTTTCCCTGGCATCCGGTGAGGAGTAATGGCGTCAGTAGTAATAAGGTGTATTTCATATTCTTGCGTTGCTTAAAGTATTCAGGTAGCGGATTTTAATCTAAAAAAAGAAATTTGCATAATGAATAATCAAGGCTATCTGAAGGAAAGTGCATTATGTGACCATGATTAATTTAACACTCATTTTCCTCAAATAACTCCCATAATTTATGATCCCCGCTTAACTGCGGGTTTTGTCGTTGGAGCCCACATGCCAATTATCAAAGATGCCATATCTGATCTGCTCGGTATTGATCCGGACTGGAATTGGTCTGAACACCTGCAACAGGCTTCATTCCGTGGTGTGCCGTTCGGTGTGATCAGCGGTGAAAGTGTTTTCGGTCGTCGCCAGGCCATTCATGAATATGCGTACCGCGATCAATCCTGGATAGAGGATATGGGTCGTAGCAATCGCCGGATCACCATAAAGGGATTCCTGATTCAGGACAGTCTCGTTTATGACGCGCCGGATGTTATCACCCAGCGCGATAATCTGGTGGCCGCCTGTGAAGTTGGTGAGGCCGGAACGCTGGTTCACCCGACACTCGGGGAAATGACCGTCAGCGTGACTGAGAGCGGCCTGCGGGTGTCAGAAAACGCAGAAAGCGGCCGGGTGTTTGAATTTGAGCTGGTGGTTATCGAGTCCGGCCTGAAAGTGTTTGCCATCACCGGCAGCGAAAAAACCGGTGAACTGACGTTCGGGCAGTGGCTGAAAGAAGCAGCACATACCACCCTGAAAACGATCGCCATGATTAAAGGCGAAGTGCGGTCAGTCACGCAGATGATGAAGACGCTGAAACAGACTGCGGATTTCTGGGTAAATATGGTCAGCAGTTCAGTTGATGAGGTCACTAATCTCAGTAACTCACTGAACAGCGTGTTCGGAAGCAACAAATACGGCCGCTATCAGAAAGGTAGCGCGGGCGGAGCGGTGTCTGGTGCGACCGGCAAGCGCATACATCAGGGTGATGCTGATGACCGTGAAATTATCGATAAAACGCTGAACCAGGCCATTATTGACCGGCAACGGCTGGATGAAACACTCAGCGCGGTCAGTGATGCTGCATCCCCGGAAGATGTGGTCGCACAGATACAGCAGGTGTTTGTCATCCTGATAACAATGGACGGTGACACCGGTCAGAAGATGCAGATCCTGAATACATTATCCCGGTTCCGCAGCCTGGAGTATCAGCAGATGGAGCAGGATAAAAGAATTGCCGCACTGACTGAAATGATGCTGGTTGTACTGGCCGCATCGGCACTTTCCGTAGTGGCCGGGCAGTCTGACCCGACAAACAGCACCGAGGCCGCCGGATATCAGCGGGAAGTCTGTGAGTCTCTTGATGATGCCATGACTATTACCGGGGATCTGGCGCTGGATGATATTTATCTTACTCTCCTGAACCGGCGCGAACAGGTTGTTATTTTCTTCACCGATAAAGGCTCCGAACGCGGCCGCCTGTCGTCTTACGCTCTGCCGTCGGTGCTGCCGTCTCTCAATGTCGCCAACCGCCTGTATCAGGATGCAACCCGCAGCGACGAGCTGGTGATGGAGATTCAGCCCCGGCACCCGGCGTTTATGCCGGTCAGATTTAAGGCACTGAAAAAATGACGGAAGAGACAAAAAAAACCGAAGAATTATCCCTGGTGATAAACGGCAGGCGTATTTCCGGCTGGGACAGTGTCCGGGTTACCCGTGGTATTGAGCGGCTGCCGAACGATTTTGAAATCAGCCTGATGGACTACTACCCGGCAACGGATGAAAAACAGCTGTTTAAACCGGGTGACCCCTGTGAGGTGTTCCTCGGTCAGGACCGGGTTATCACCGGTTATATCGATACCTGGAACGGGCAGATTAATAAAAATCAGCATCAGATAAGCGTATCAGGCCGGGGTAAGTGTCAGGATCTGGTGGACTGCTCCGCCAAATGGCCGAACAACGTGATCAGCCAGTCCAACGCCCAGCAAATCGCACAGAAACTGGCGCAGTGGTATGGAATAGAAGTGACGAGCACCATTCCTGATAGTGAATTACAGATTGTTCCGCAATTCACTCTGAACTGGGGAGAAGTTTGCCAGCAGGTGATCGAACGCTGCTGCCGGTACTCTGCACTGCTGTATTACGAACAGCCGGACGGAAACCTGCTGCTGACCCGCGTCAGTGACAAAGTGGCAGCCAGCGGTGTGGAGCAGGGTAAAAATATCGAAAGTGCTGATTTCTCGGATTCTATGGCAGAGCGCTATTCCGATTATACCGGTGTGTCGCTGTCTGTTACCCCGTTTGCCGGGGATGTGTCAGCGGTACAGAACGCCTCGGCGCGGGATCCGGAGGCCGGGAAAATGCGGTACCGGAATTACATCACCATCATCGAAAGCACCCTGATCACCGCTAAACGGGAGCAGGAGAGTATCGACTGGGAAATGAACCGCCGTTACGGGCGCTCAAAAATCCTGAGTGTGATGGTCGACAGCTGGCGGGATGCCTCCGGGAAACTGTGGGAGCCAAATACGCTGATCCCGATAGATATTCCGGTGCTTGGGGTGACGGATAAATTCTGGACGTTGTCGGATGTGACCTACCTGCGGGATGCCGGCGGGACACGTGCGACATTACAGCTGATGCCGCCGGAAGCCTTCATTGCTGAACCGTATGAATTTTACCAGGTAATAAGGGTGTGATGATGAGTGATCAGGTCCGCGATTTAAAAACCCGGATGTCTATGATGATCGGCGCCGGTAAATCCAGCGTCACTAAAGATGACGGAGCGATTCAGACCATCCAGTACAGCACGGCGCTGGAAGTCCGGGACGGCACTTACCGTATGACAGAATTTGGTTTTTCTTCCTCTCTGCCGCCCGGATCCGATGTTCTGATTGCCTATCTCGGCGGAAACCGCTCCAGTGCGGTGGTCATCGGCAGTAATCACCCCGGTTCCCGGCACACCGGACTGAAATCCGGCGAAACCGTGATGTACAACCTGTGGGGTATGTACATCCACATGACAGAGGACGGCATTGTGATTGAGGCCAAAGATAAAGATGTGACCATCAATAATGCCGATAAGGTGACAGTCAATGCAAAAACAGAGGTCGTACTGAATACGCCGGTCCTGAAAGTATCCGGTGATGTGATTGATAACTACGGCAGCAATGAGTCCACACTGAAAGCGCTGCGGAACAGTTACAACAAGCACGACCACGAGGTGGAAAACGTGGAGCCGGGCAGCGCCACTAAAACCAGCAAGCCGATTAAGGAGAAAGTCTGATGTCTGATATTTCTTCCTGGTGGAACGCGGACACACTGCGGGCGGACTGGATAGCCGGAAACGGTGACCTGCTTTCCGGTGATGATTTGCAGTCCGCGATTATGATCAGTCTGTTCACGGACCGGCTGGTGCACAGTGACGATGATTACGACGATGAGCACCGAAGGGGCTGGTGGGCTGATACCGGAACGGATGGGTTTATCGGCTCCCGTCTCTGGTTGCTGAGACGTCAGAAACTGACCACGCAGATGGCAAAGAAAGCAGAAGATTACGCCCGGGAGGCGCTGGCATGGCTGATAACTGACGGGGTCGTGTCTGATATTCAGATCCGGACACAAATAGTGTGGCCGCAGCGGCTGAACATGGTTATCCGTTATCACCGGCCGGATTCCGGTGCGGAAGATCTGCGTTTTTACTGGGTATGGGAGAAACAATAAATGCCGTTTAAGCGTAAAACACTGACGGAGCTGCGGGAGCAGAACCAGAATTTCCTGCGCAATGAACTGAAAGAGCCCGGTGCGCTGCTGCGGTATTCCAATATGCGGGTACTGGCGGATATGGATGCCGGTATGGCACATCTGCATTATGCCTATCTGGATTACATTGCAAAACAGACAACCCCGTTTACAGCAACAGATGAATACCTTGCGGGCTGGGGGGCGCTGAAGCGGGTTTACCGTAAACCACCAAACAAAGCCACCGGTGCAAAGGTTCAGTTTGACGGCGTGCCAGACAGCATCATTCCGGCCGGTACGGCGATGACCCGCGGGGATGGATATCGGTACAGGTCTGTTACTGAGGCCCATATTAATACTGACGGGAAAGGCTTCACGTCTGTTGAAGCCATTCTGCCCGGCATTGACGATAATATTTACGGCGGCGGCGCGGCGGGTAACTCACCGGCCGGGACAAAACTAACGCTTGAGATAGCGATATCCGGAGTGTCTTCAGATTGTATTGCTGTTGATCCGATCACCGGCGGCAGTGATATTGAGAATGAAGAGGCTTTCCGGCAGCGGGTTCTGCATGCGTACCAGAAACCACCGCAGGGCGGCAGCGATACAGACTATGAAGGCTGGGCGAAAGAAGTGCCGGGCATTTCCCGCGCCTGGGTAAAACGCCGCCTGCTGGGGGCCGGGTCGGTCGGCATTTACATTATGTGTGACGGCAACAGCAACGGCGGCTTTCCGCTGGGAACTGACGGACCGGCTACCAAAGAAACTTATTCAGTTCATGCGACCGGTGACCAGTTGCGTGTTGCAGAGCATATCTGGGATGTGCAGACGGTAACGGCGCTGGTGTGGGTTTGTTCACCTGTTGCGAAAAAGATAGATTTTGAAATTGAAGGGCTGAGCCGGGCAACCTCGGAATTACATCAGCAGATAGCCAGAGCCATTGATGATGTGTTCTTCCGGGACAGTGACCCGACCGGTGGCGCAAAAATCTACCTTTCTGACCTGCAGTATGCGATTGCTGATATCCCCGGCACCACCGGATTTGTCCTGAAAAAACCGGCTGAAAATATAGTTCTGAGTACTGGCGAACTGGCACAGCGCGGGGAGGTGTCATACACATGAATTACACTGCTGATGATTACACTCAGGCCATGATCGGACTGGCACCGCAGGGTATGGCGTGGGACTGGCGGCCGGGATCAAATATGCATGCTGTTCTCCGGGCACTGGCGCGTGGCTATGAGTCTTCGGATATTGACGCGGTTCAGTTGCTTGAGGGGGCATTTCCGAAGACGGCCACAACGTTATTACCGGAGTGGGAAAAAACACTCGGACTGCCGGATGATTGTGCGATCGGGGAGATGAACACCATTCCGAAACGACAATCCGCGGTTCTTTCAAAGCTGCTGCGTACCGGCGGGATGTCAAAGCCCTATTACATCAGCCTGGCGGCTGAGATGGGTTACACCATCACCATTACCGAATTCCGGCAGGCAAGGGCGGGGCTGTCAGCCTGTGGTGACGCACTGAACGGTGATGAATGGCCGTTCGTCTGGCGCATCAATGCCGGGAACACCCGGGTGACATATGCAGTCGCCGGCGGCAGTTACTGTGGTGACCCGCTGCGTTCGTGGGGTGAACATTACCTCGAATGCCAGTTTAATCAGATTTCCCCCTCTCACACGATCCTTCAGGTCGGTTACGGCCAGTAAACCCTGACTATCAACAACTCATTATCACCTTCACTGAGTGAGGCTTTGTTATGAAAAAAATTGGTGATGTCACCAGTACCGCCGATAAAAACGGCGAGTGGACAAACGGCAACGTGGCCGCCGGTATAGCACCGACCATTCTTGAGGCTGGCTGGCTTAATTCCGTCCAACGGGAAATTCTTGGTGTGCTGGTTGAGGCTGGTATTGCGCAGGATAAAAATAATGATAACCAACTGAAGGAGGCGATAAAAAAAATTATCTCCGGCGGTAACTACGCCACAAAAACAGAAGTAAACAGCAAACTCGCCAAAGATCAGAACGGCGCAGACATCCCAAATAAAGATACCTTTATCAAAAACCTTGGTTTGGGAGAAGCGGCAAAAAGTAACGTAGTTCAGACTACCGGGTCATCAACAACAAACGTTATGAGTCAGGATGTTACAACTCGCGGGTTACTGGCTAAGGTCAATAAAACTGATGTTACTGATTCGACAGGAGCTGATTCAGAGAAAATTATCAGCCAAAAAGGAGTTACGGACGAGTTAAATAAAAAACTCAACAAAAATGAAGTGCTGCAAAATGTGGGAACATCAACAACTCAGGTCATGAGCCAGGATGCATCGACCAGACTTTTTTCACTAAAAACTGATCTACCCAAACTTCCGCTTATAGGGAATGGGGCGAGCCGTGGGGGCGTAACCGCAAGTCGTGAACTTGGCATTACGTATACAAACGATAAACCATATTCAATTTTTGTCACTGTAATGCTGCAGTCAACATCAAGGGATTCCAACCTTATAACCAGGATGCGTATTAATGACACGCCAGCCAGTAATTTTTATATCGGAACACGTGGTTCTGATATGGATATCCTGGCTGAAGCGACGCATTCACAGCTGATTTTACCGCGCGAGCGATATGTCATTACTTCGTCCCCAAATTCAAAAATTGTTTCATGGGTGGAGATTGCTGCATGAAATACTATATTGATAAAAATCAGGTGGTTTACGCACTTAATAATGACCTTAATCCTGCCGAATGGCTTCCGGGTAAAGTTAAGGAAATCGATGAAAAAGAAGCGCTGTTAATAGCTAATCCGCCGCCAACAAAAGAACAACTGATTGAACAGGCGGAGCAACAAAAGCAGGCTCTGATTGCTGAAGCCAGCCAGAAAACTCAACTCTTGCAGACTCAGCTTATGCTGGGAATCATCACGGATGAAGACAAAGCCAGCCTCAAAGAATGGATGCTGTACGTGCAGGAAGTGCAGGCGGTAGATTCATCCCTCGGGGCTGGTATTGTATGGCCTACACCACCGGCTTCACCGGCCAGATAATATCCGGGGCAGTGGATACGTCCACTGCCTCCAGTTCGTCCAGATAATCCAGCCAGGCGTTTAACCGCGCCTTTTCATTATCACTGATACGGCCAAGTGCCAGTTTTGTTTGCAGTAACTGAGTTTCAGCCTGAACCTCTGTAATCAGCGCCTGTTTATCGTATTCAGCTTTTGCGATCAGTTGTTCTTTCGTTGGTCGCGGATTTGTGATGTTATCAGCTTCCTCTTTGGTGATTTCAGTCACTTTTTCTTTTATCCACTCTTTTGCAGAATCGTTATCTTCAAGTGCATAAACTTCATTATTTTTCGTTTTGTAATATTTCATAGCGAGTACTCCAGCCAGAAGTTAATAACAGTCCATTCTGTCGGCTGTCCCCACCCTCCGTTGACGCTATATCTTGCGCCGGGCGGAACTATAGCCGTCAGAGAAACCACCTCATCCGCCGCTGTCCAGCGGTAATCCCCGCGACACTGTCCACCCGTATCAATAATCTGAATATCAATACTGAAAGGGTATTGTGTGCCGGTTCTGTTTGATTCGACATGAACAATCCGGGGCTTGCTGTCGGTGTTGGTGTACCAGACTTTATTTTGACGGCTGGTCGTCAGGTTTC